TTACCTATATCAATGTTGTATAACATAGAATTAAGATTTACTTTTGACATTAGAAAAAATCTCCTATTAATAGTTCGTCTGGAATTTGATTAATATCCTTTGCAAAATAAACACAAGGTGGTTTTGGACCATCATTTACTGGCACTGCTAATATGTGGCCATGTTTTAATTTTGGCAAATACCATTTTACATCTTGAAATACATTTACAACTTTTGGTTCTGCTGATTTAATCATATACTCTGCTAATGGATTAGATGTAAGAACTTCAAAGCCTCTGTCATTTAAACTTGTTAACGGAACCATTTCACAAACACCTAAATCTTTTTCAATGATCATAACACTCCAGTCAATTGGCATTTGTACTGTATATTCTCCTACTTCTAACACCATACTTGGTGCATTAAATGATTCTAAAAAAATTAATGGAATAAAGAAAAAATCAATATTCTTTTTGTTTGTGGTATCAAGTACGCAATATTGTAAATCATCTACAAGTTCAGGAACTTTGTTTAAATTATAGCTGATGTTATTTGTTGTTAAAATTTTCATAGGTTTACCTTGTTTATAGTATACGGATAATTTGCCTCTTTGTAAAACTTTTTTCTTGCCGTCAGGTGTCTTTTTGAAAATTTACATGCAGAAGTTATATCCCAGATCTGTACATGATCTTTATCTTGTGCCTTTCTAATGCCTCTACCAATGCTCTGTATTACCCTTACGAAGCTTTTTCCGGGTTCTACAAGCACCAAATTAAATATTCTTGGTATATTGATACCCACAGCCGCAATACCATAAGTTGCAACTAATACTTTGTGTTGTTCTGTTGCAATTTCTCCATATTCTTCTTCTCTGTCTTCGTTTTTTGTCTTGCCTTGTATAAAAACTGAACCTGGTATAAGTTCTTGTAACATTTCTCCAGATTTGATACGGTCAATAAGTACCAAAGTATTACCTCCAGATCTTACATCATCAATTAAATTACTTAAAAACTTTAATCTTTCTGAATTGGTTGTAAGATATGACACTTCTTCTTGATAAGTTCTAAATGAATTTATATCTTGTGTTTGTATTATATTAACATGACAGTTTGCTAATACTCCTTTATCTTGCAACTCACTTGCTGAAAGTTGATTAATGACTGTGCCTAAAGAACATATTAAACTCATTTTTTCATATTCTTCTTTTGGTACTGTTCCGGTTAATCCCCATCGTATTGGTATATTAGAAAATGGTCCTGTTAATAAAGATTTAAGTACATCAGCTTTTGCCATATGCACCTCATCAACCATTATACAATTAACATCTTTAATAAATTCTTCAATTGGAAACTCTGCTTGATCTTTTTTTGTATTCTTGTTTAAGATATTAAGACTTTGCCAAGTGCAAATAGTGTGAGTGTGTCCTAGCTCTTTTCTTTCACCAAAATAAACACCAACATCTAAACCAACGTTTTTATAATCTTCTTCTGTTTGTGTAACAAGACTTTTATTAGGAACAATAACTATTGTTCTACCAAACTGTTCACACATTTTTGAAAGTGCCGCAGTAATAATTGTTTTGCCGGCTCCTGTTGCAATTTCTTGTAAACTTTGAGGGTTGGCAATAAAATCATTTATAACTTGAACTTGATAATCTCTTAACTTTATAGCTTGTCCTTCATGTGTATGTCCTTTTGGCCAAACTATATGAGAAAAATATTCATCAGTAACTTGTTCAAAATTAAAGTCAAAATGTTGTCTTTCATCTTCTATAGTTATTTTATATCCATTATTTTCAATAATTGGCAAAATTTGATCAAGTAAATTAAGATAAGTTCTTCCACCAATATCACAGAATCTTATATTACCATCCCATCTTCCTAACTTATATGAAGGTAAGTGATAAGCATAAGGTACAAAATATTTTAATTTGTCAGAAATTTTACGTCTAGTTGAAACATCTAAGCCTTCAAACTTAACATTAACTTCATCTTTAATTTTTAATATTGCACTAGCCATGGATATTCTTTTCTAATTTGTATAATTGATTTTTTTAATCTAATCACATATTCTTCGCCAAGCTCACTAAACATTGATAAAAAATTTACTAATACTAACGAGTCAATTGATTGATTATTTTTTATCATAATTTTTCTACTATTTCTAAAACTTGTATATGCATTGTGGTTGTTAATTAGTTCATAATAAAAATCAACTGATCCACATTGTTTATCAAACTTAATAATACCCCATGGAGAGTTTGGTACTTTTAATGGTTTAATTTGTTCTCTATCTTTATCCCAAGTTCTTATACCAAATAAATTATTGGCTTCACGAGCAAATCTTGAATTGCCCCATGATGATTCATGACCTGCTTGTGCTATAATTAAATCTTTTGGAATAAAAGTTTCTAAATTTTTTGATAATGGATTTTTGTCAATGCAACTTGATACAAATTTAACAAAGTCATCTTTAATAATACTACCAAACTCAACTTCTGCTTCTGGTTCTGGTTTTTTAACAACTGTAGGAACATGTTCTTCTGTTACAGTTTGTGTATTAAAACTAGGAAAGAAAGCTAGTAGCAGAGCTATTATTGTAATATAAATCCAATTTTTCATTATCATAATATAAAATCATTTCATTCATAAAGTCTAGTTCTTGTTCAATCCAATCTAATCTTTCATTATATTTTTCAAGTTGGTAATGCAAATGTATCTGTAAGGACAAAATAACTCCTAATACAACACCAAAAATAAACATAATAAAAGCAGTCAAATTAAATTCTTTAAATTTCATTTTGCTATCCTTTCGCAAATAATTCAGCATCGTCAAGCCCAGCTACTCTTAATTTTACAATATTATTAATTTGAAACTGTTTACTATCTAGTGCTTTCATTAAACCAAGAAATTTGTTTCTTAATAGAGCAAACTCATTTACTAATTGAGCCATACTGATCACGTCATCTTCTCCGTCAATATATTTTTCAACATCTCTACTGGTTAATGCTCTTTGATAATTTTCAAGATATTGTTTGTATTTTAAACTTCTAGTTTTACGTAATTGTATATTAAGAAACTCTAATATTGATTCAATTTCTTGTAATTGATTAAAACGATGTTCTACTATTCCAGGTATTTTAGATGAATTAAGTTCAATGTTTCCTTTCATTCCACATTCAATTCTTGCTTCTTCTAATTGCTGTTCATAGTAATCAATACAGTCAGGTAACTTTGATAAATCAGCAGATACTACTCTGTACCATTTTATCATTACCAGTCCTCGCTGTCATCATTATCGTACCAAGACTCTTCATCGTTATTATCATTTGATTCTTGATAGTACTCTTCAAATGCTTCTTCAAGATGTTCATCGTTCTCTTTTAATTCATTAATACTTTGATCATCAATACCGTAGTCATCAAGTAAAGCCACAAATGAGTTTGCGGCATCACTTTTATCTTTAGCAGGGATAAAATTACTTAATTTATTCCAAAATTCAATCAGCATTCCAATCTCTGAACTAGTTATCATACAACGGCTTCCTCCTCAACTGCAATAGGTTGCGGTGCATTACTGAATTCAGACATTATCATATCCATTAATTCACCAGTCCATTGCTTACGATAGTGTTTATGTTCTTTTCCATCTTTATCAATATATTTTAAACGATTTCCTTCTTTTACAAGAAGACCTTTTTTCTCAAATAAATCAACAAGACCTGAATATGGATCCATACCTTTTTCATATGGAATTTTTACTTGAACACTTTCAAAAGGTTTATTAAATCTTGTTTTCATAACCTTAATTGCGGCTCTAATTCCTGTTACATCAGATATTTTATTTCCATCTTCATCTTCTTTTAATTTTAGTTTTTTCATAGCAACTACAACTGAACTTGCATATACAAATCCTTGTCCACCACTAATTTTATCATCTGGATCAAACATATCTTGAGATGCATAGGTATGGTTAGTTGCTATTAGCCCTACATTGTAAGCACCAAACATATTAACACAATTCCTAATAAGTGCTGTCAGCGATTTAGCTTTTCTACCAAGATCACCTTTCATATCACCTTTTTCGAATTGGTCTCTATCAGTTGGTGTTAACAACATACCTAAACTATCAATTACAAAAAGTATTTTTGGTCTTTCAGACTCTTCTTTACTTTCGTATTCTTTAGCATAGTTTGAAACAAATTCACTAATAATTTTTGCTACATCATCTACCATAGCAACATTAATTCTTAATAATTTATCTGCTGATGTATCTACACCTAATGCTTGTAGCCAATCTTCATGAAGTGCATTTTCAGAATCTAATGCTACACAAAAGATTCCTTGTTGTTGTGCATTTCTAATTAAATTACCAGATGCAATCAAACTTTTACCTGATCCAGATTCACCTGCTAACATTGTTACTCTTCCAAGTGGAATACCTTTATTAAAATCTCCACTAATAAGATAATTTAGACAATAGTTTCCAGTTGATACCCAAGTGTTTGGATCTGATTCAAAACCAACACTAATACCTTGAATATTTTTTGTTAGACTTGTTCTAAATTTACTTACGTCAAACGGTCTTACCATTGTAAACTCCTTTTGTCAAATAGTAGTGCATAGATTCATGCACTACTATTAGTTTTAACATTTATTTGTTGGATTGTCTAGCTCTAATCATTGCCAGAATATCATCGGCTGAACCACTATTACTAGTTGCCGGAGCGGCTTGAGTAGTTTGTGCTACTACTGGCTCTGGTGTTGCTGGTGCTGACTCAACTGCGACAGTAGGTTGTGCTACTGCTGGTTGTTGAGGTTGCGGTGCAACAGTTGGTTCTGGTGTAGGTGCTACTGTTGAAGCAACAGTACTTGCTACATTTGATGCTGTCGATTTCTGTGCTGATCCACTTGATGCTCCTGCACCACTAAAACCTGTTGGTTTATAGTATTGTGCAAAACGATCTGGATCATAAAGCTCTCCATCAACTGATGCTTTAAAGAGTTCTTGCATGATAGCAACTTCATCAGATGAAGGTTTCTTCGGCATATAGTCGCCAAGATTATGTAATCCAAACTTGTCAATAGCACTTCTTC